GAGTTTACCAAATAATAAATTAACAATAGTTGTCGATAACCCTATTTGTGCAAATGCTAACGTAGAAAATAGTAATGCAAGTTATACTAATAGTGTACCGAGTGGAGGAACTTTGATATTACCTACTCAATCAATACAAAACAATGGGGTTGCTAGTGGTTTTATCCCGAGTGTAGGTACTATTAACGTAACTACTAATTCAGCACCAACTTCATTTACAATAACAGGAAGAACGATTGATATAGTAGTCCCTTCAGGTGGAGGTTCTTATGACATAGATACAACCGATAGATTTGGTAATGTTTTACCTACAAATTCAGTAAGTGCAAACACTACATTAAATTGGAAAAGTTATGATTATGCAGACTTTTTTTTAAGCAAGGAAACAGATTGGTCAACAAGTGGCTATACTGATGCAGAGGCGAGAACAGCAATAACTAATTTAGTAGATGGATTAATTACAGATGGTATATGGGATAAGTTATATTGTTTTTTCCCATTTGTAGGTGGTACTGCCGCTAAGCATAAATGGAACTTAAAAAATCCTACAACATTTGAGCAAGATATTCTTTATTTTGTTGGTAGTCCAACACACAATGAATTAGGAGTAGTTATGAATGGAAGTTCAAATGCTGCTTATGTTAATGCAAATCCAAGACAATTTAAAACAGGTTATGAGTTTAATTTTGGTTGTTATTCACAAGGGGGAACATCAACTGCTAACACAGTAGATATTGGTTATTATGCAGCATTAAATTCAGGGATTCATTTAAGTATTAAATATTCTACATCTAATCATAGATGTGGTATATTTTCCGCACAAGCAGTTGCTTATACAGGTGCAGATACATCTTTTTTTATTGTTAATAGATTTGGTAGCGCATATAAGTCAATAAGAAATACAACCAATTTAATTAGCTTAACTACAACTGCTGATGGTCAATCAGCACTACCTAATACTTTACCTTTAACATTAGGTGCAGCAATAAATTCGGGTTTATCAGGTTACACACTACTCGCTGCAAGGACATACTCAGGTTTTTGGTTTGGCACAGGATTAACAGATGCACAATTAACTAACTTTAATACGAGGGTTCAAGATTTTAACTTAGAATTAAATAGACAACAAGCATGATAATAATTAATACTAATCAATATAATTTAACTAAAAAAGGGAATTTAGTTTTTTACGCATCTCCTATTTTATCAGGTCAATATATAGGCAAATTTGCAACAAGTGAAAATGCTTTAAATGAATTTTCTGAGATATTTGAACCCCTAACATATGAAATTGTAGATTTAGATGCAAGTGCATTTCAAGTAGACTACACACCACCACCACTAAGCCCTTATGCAGTTGAAATTCCTGAGATATATCAATGGGCATTCCCTGATAATAAGTTTGTTTTGAGTGGATTTGAAATACCTTTAGACACACACAATTCAGATAAGGTAGTTAATTTAGCTTATTTTATGTGGAGTGAATTTAGGGCAGAGTTAGACTCAGGAAATTATGTGGCATTGAAAAGAAGTTTGATGCCATTATGGGACTATGTAGAGTTGCAAGTAATAAACAATAATTTAGTAATTTTATGATAGGACTTATTTTATTTTTAGTTAGTATTTTTTTAGCAGGGGTTATTTATCCGATTGCGTTTATGTACTCAGTTGTTTTAACCCTTATTAAAAGTGGTTGGAACTCATTAGATGAATATCTATTTAGGTGTGCTTTAGCAACCGACCAACATGCAAATAGTTTTTTAGCTAAATTATTTAACGACATCATGATTAAAACAGGCGGTCATAAGTTTGGAAACCCTGACGAAACTATATCAAGTGTACTTGGTAAAAATAAATTAATGGGTAAATTGTCATATATTGGAAAAGTTTTAGATTTTATTTTACATTTGTTAGACAATAATCATAGTATAAAAAGCATAGAAGAAGATGAATAAATACATTAAGTTCCCAAAATGGTTACAAACATTATTAATATTTATTAAATTAGACGATAGATATAGAAAATGATTTTTGATTGGCAATTTTTATTCGACTCACTAAAGAAACAAGGCTTAATAGCTATATTGTTAGGGGCAGTTATTTATCTGCAATACAATGCGTATGAACGACTTAAAGATGAATTTAAATTAGAACAAAAAGAAATGAGATTAAAACTTGAAAAACAAATTGAGAATTTAGAAATTAAATTATTAAATTGCGAAAAGTCAAGGATAGAAGAATTATTACGGAACAACCCATGAATTACTTTATAAATGAAATCATAGATTTTTTAGCTAACTTAACATTTATGTTAGTCATTATTGGCTTGACTTTCTTTGTGCTGACATTCTTTGTAGAGTGTTTATGTGCAGGAATACTATTATACTTACTTAAACCATTAATAAAAAGAATATGAGAGATATTAAATTTATAGTCGTACATTGTACGGCAGGACAACCAAACCAAAAAACCGAAAGTATAAAAGACTATTGGAAAAGAGTTTTAAAATGGAAGTCAGTAGGCTACCATATTATTATAAATGAAGATGGAACTTGGGAAAGATTGTCAGAGGATATTAATCCGACTAATGGAGTTAAAGGGCATAACCATCACTCAATACATATATGTTACAAAGGTGGTTTAAAAGGCGAAGATACACGCACAGAGGCACAGAAAGTAACACTTAGAGTAATACTACAAGAATATAAATTAAAGTATCGTAAGGCGTTTATATTAGGTCACAGAGATTTAAGTCCTGATTTAAACAAAGATGGTAAAATAACTAAAGGGGAATGGGTTAAAATTTGCCCTTGTTTTTCAGCAAGTGAAGAATATAAATCAATTAACACTTTATGAAACTAAATAAAAAAACTAAAATATTAGGAATACTGAATATAGTATATCTATGTGTAATTGCTATTGAAGAGAGTAAGGCAATAGAGATGTTTCCATTTGAAGATAATATAAAGCAAACTATTAAGGGGATTATACTTGTATTAGTTGGTGTTCTTAACTTTGTTATTGCGCAATTAAAATTAAAATGAATATTTATTTAAAAACATTTATTAAGGCATTAATTCTTATAAGTATTATTGCATTAATTCTATCGTCTTGTAGCGTACAAAAAAAGTGTGAAAGGGTAAGTCGTAAGGCTATTGCATTAAAGTGCTTTAAAAACGATACAATTAAGTTTTACGATACAACTTTTGGTCAGGTGTACGATACTTTCGTACAATTCAAAACTAATAATGAATTTGATACCTTATTTGTAGATAGTGGAGGGGTTAAAGTTAAGACTATAATCAGGTGGAAAACTAAAGAACTTTGGCAGACAATTACTAAGGATACTATTATAAAAGAATTTTACAGGGTTAATAAGGTCATCACTAAAAAAGAAATCCCTCATTGGACTAAGTGGATTTGGTTTGCATTTATTATGATTTTAGTAGGTATTTATATTTCGTACAAAAAATAAATAATAAAAAGTTTGGAAATTTAAAATAAAGGTTTTATTTTTGCCCTTGTATTCCACTACAAAATGATAAAACTTATTAAATTTAAAAATCTTAAAGGGGTTAAAACAATGTTTTCTAAATTCATTGGGCGAGTAGTGGCGCAACCTCTTTTTTATATTATTAACCACTATGGCAGAGAACAAAAAATCATTCATTCTTTATTGTGATTTAATTCACACTATTGAAAAACTACCTGATGAAAAAGCAGGTCAACTATTTAAACATATTCTAAAATATGTTAATGACAAAAACCCAATTATTGAAGATGATTTAATATTGGAATTAGTTTTTGAACCAATTAAACAACAACTTAAAAGAGATTTAGATGCTTGGGAAATAAACAAGTATGACAAATCTCAGAGCGGTATTTTAGGCAATCTTAAAAGATGGCACAATGATTTGTATAAACAAGTTATTGAAAATCAATTAAATATAGATGAGGCGCAAAGTATCGCACTTAGTCGCAAAGTATCGCACACCGATAAAGTGCCATCGCAACCTATCGCAAACATCGCTGTTAATGTAACTGCTAATGTAAATGATAGTGTTAATGATAATGAAATAAAGAAAAACTATTTTGAGCAATTTTGGAATTTGTATGATAAAAAGGTAGAACGCAAAAGTTGTTATAATAAATTTATAAAATTAGATTTAAAAGTTATTGAAAAAATAATTAATGTTGTACCCTTTTATGTTAAGTCAACACCCGATGTTAAGTATAGAAAAAATCCTGAAACATGGATTAATGGCGAATGTTGGAATGATGAAATAAAAGAAACCGATAAAAAACAAGATGGTTACACTTTAGCCAATGGAACAAAAATGTCTACAAATTTTGCATTTTAAATTATGAATTACGAAGATTACAATATAACAATCCCTAATGGGAAAACAACAGGCGAAGTACAATCTATTTGTCCAAGTTGCTCACACGAAAGAAAAAAGAAAACTGATAAATGTCTTTCAGTAAACTTAGATAAAAAGACTTGGTATTGTCATCACTGCAGTTATAAGGGTGCAATAGGTAAAATATTAAAGACTGATTACAAAGTTCCTCAATGGAAAAACAATACACAATTATCAAATGATGTTGTTAGATATTTTGAGGCTCGTAAGATTTCGCAACCTACTTTAAACTTTGCTAAAATTACTGAGGGTATTGAGTGGATGCCGAAGTCAGCAAAAGAAATAAACACTATTCAGTTTAATTACTTTCGAAACTCAGAATTAATTAACGTAAAGTACAGAGGCAAAGACAAAGAGTTTAAGCTATTTAAAGATGGGGAGTTAATACTTTACAATCTTGATGCAATTAAACCTGATACAGAGGAACTATACATAGTTGAGGGCGAAATAGATTGTCTAACATTCATTGAATGTGGAATTACAAATGTAGTAAGCGTTCCAAATGGTGCAAGTTTAACCAATAATAAGTTAGATTATATTTCGAATAGTTGGGACTCAATAAGTCACATTAAAAAGTTTATAATTGCAGTTGACTCAGATAATGCAGGGTTAAGTTTAAGAAAAGATTTGGCACATCGTTTAGGTTTACACAAATGTGAGTTTTTAGAATTTGAGGATTTTAAAGATGCAAACGATTTCTACAAAGCAACTGATATAAATGTATTTAAAAAGATTGTTAAGGAGTCCAAAACGTTTCCATTGGAGGGTATATTTGGGATTGAGGATATTTACCAAGATATTGAAAACTTATACTTCAAAGGATTAACAAAAGGAACAGGAATAGGACTACATGGTTTTAATTTAAGTTTTGTAAAAGGTTATATTACTACAATAACAGGAATACCATCACATGGTAAGTCAGATTTTTTAGATTTTATTTGCCTTAAGTTATTAAAGCATGGAGGGTGGAAAGGTTGCTTTTATAGTCCTGAAAATAAACCGACTGAGTTGCACGTTTCGAAACTAATTAGAAAAGTAATGGGCAAGTCATGGGAGGGTAGCAACCGATTAACACCTGATGAAGTTGCTCAGGCTTGTGGAATACTTAATGAAAACATTTGGTTTGTGAAACCTGAAAAGGATTTTACTATTGATACTATGTTAGAACGAATAAGACAACTTAAAGACAGGCATGGATTAGATTACTTTGTGATTGATGCTTGGAATAAATTGGAACACAAAAAAGATGGTAAAAGCGAAACTGACTATGTTGGCGAAACATTAGATAAGATAGGGCAATTTTGCGAAACTGAAAACATACATGGATTTATAGTAGCACACCCAACTAAAATGAGAAAACAAAAAGATAGTAATAAGTACGAAATACCAACTCTTTATGATTGCTCAGGTTCAGCAAACTTTTATAATAAGTCCGATAATGGAATAACGATTTATAGAGATTTCGAAACATCAATGACTCACATTGTAACTACAAAAGTAAAGTTTCAACATTGGGGAGCGGTTGGCGAAGTTGCAGTAAGTTATGATTTACCGAGCGGAAGATATTTTCACACCTTAGACGAAATAGAAACATCATGGATATAATACAACTACTCAAAAAAGAGCTACCCGATTGCCAAATTCAGCAACAAGACAATCTAATTTATGTATTTAAAGACGGAAAAGCCACTCACTATGATTACAATTATCTTAATTATTTGTACGAAAGTGGGCAATTAACAGAACAAAATATAAAATTTATGCTACTATTAATCAATAAGTTACCTTAAAAATAAAAATAATTTAAAAAATAATTTTTTTATATCAAAATAACTATTATCTTTGCTCTATGATTAACCAATTAATAAAAAACGACACAACATACACAACTCACGAAGTAATTATCAAAAATACTAAATGGAATATTATGGTAGTAGAGGGTAAATTTAACTACATTTCAGTACAAAAAGTAATTACAGGAATGAGAACAATGGCAAAAGATTTTAAAACATTTGATGAGGCAACTAAAAACTATAAAAATGCTGAATTAAAATTAGCTTTATTAAAAATCGAATTAAACATAGCTTAAACAATTAAATAAAAACAATATGCAACAAACAATCCAACTAATCGACAAGGCTTTAGTAAAAGCTAACAAAGACCTCAACAATGAAACTATTGAGGTAAACTACACCCCCGACTTCTTAATCGAGTTACTAACTGAACTTAAAGAAACCTTAACACCTCAACAAAAAGTAGATGTTTATGAAATTCGCAGAGAGTATTCAAACAATATCAGTGAATGGGGATTTTACATCTACAAGAATAACGACTATATTTCAATGGCATTTAGTATTGAGTTAGCTCAACACAAGTTAGAAGAGATTAAGAAAAACACTAAAGTTGAAATCATGCACAGAGAGGAGGTAATCGGTGAATAAGTTAGCTAAAGCAATTAATCAGATTAAACCAATCACAAAGGATAGTGTTAATCCTCATTTTAAAAACAAATACTTTGATATTAACTCACTTTTGTATGATGTTAAGCCAATCCTATCAGAAAATGGATTGATGCTCTTACAACCGATAAGAGAGGGCAAAGTGATAAGCCAAATTATAGATATTGAAACAGGAAAAGTAATTGCAGAAAGTGAATTGGAATTGACTGCAAATTTAAACGCTCAACAAAAAGGTAGTGAGATAACTTATTTTAGACGATATACTCTTCAATCATTGTTAGGGTTAGAGGCAGAAGATGATGATGCTAATACGGCATCAAGTACACCTGCTAATACAACCGAGCCAAGCGAATGGCTTAACCTATTTGACAAACAAGGTAAGAAAACAAGTAAATGTTTAGAGATTGAAAAGGCTATTGCCGATGGCAGTAAGTTTACCTTAAAGAACATTAGAACAAAGTACAAAGTAAGTAAAGAAGTAGAGGCACAATTAAAAACAAATTTTAACATCATTTAATATGGAAACGGCAGTATCATTTTTAAAACAAATAGCAAACGATAAAGCTACTATTGATAGCTTTACTAATCAACTAACCATAGAGATGCAAGAGGGTTCAATAGAAACTCAATGGTTGCATGGTGCATTAACTAAATTGATTAAGAACTTAACAGAGTTGAAAGACTTAAACGCTCAGAACTTAGATGCTGATAACATTTATAAGGAGGCGTTTGGTTTTACCTACATGAAAAAAGAGGCAGGGGCTAAGTATGACTTTAGTAATTGCAACCACCCTAAATGGATTGAGTTATCAGAAAAAGAAAACGAAATCATAAAACAAAAGAAAGATATTGAAACCACATTAAAAACTATTAAAGCACCAATGACAATAGTAGATAATGAAACAGGAGACATTATATCAGTTAATCCACCAATCAAATCAAGTAAAACAATAATAGAAGTAAGATGATTTTATTAAGCGGAATTTTAGAAAACATTAAAACCCGAAAGGATAGGACAATAGTCTTATCATTCGGGACTAATGAGGAAACACCCGATAAGATGGGGCAGTTATTCTCAATAGCAAATAATCATTGTTACCTAGCAATTAAGAATGAACCATTTGTATCTAATGAATTGGAGTTGATTAAGGACATCAAGACAGACTTTGAAAACATTAAGTCAAAGTCCCAAAGATTGAGGGCAGTTTTATTTGTGGCATGGAAAAGTAAAGACGAGGGATTTGCAGACTTTGAGAATTACTATGCAAGTAAACTTGAACTTTTTATCGACCATGTAAAGTCTAAAATTTAATAATAGGAATTTAAAAAATAAATAATATATTTGCACACATGAAAAAAACAATTTATAGCACCGAACAATTTGTAGACTGCATCGAGATGGATTGCGAAATCTACTACACACGAGGCAAAGATGACGATGGGCAACCAATGGCAGAGATAGTCAAAGTAGTAACTACATTGGAAGTTTACAAGCAAAGAAACAAGGTGACTAAAATAGAAATGCAAATACCTTTCTTAGCAGATAGTTTACTATTTGAAGAGATTGCAGAATTAGCTAATGAGGATTTAATGAGTCAGTTACAAGATGGATTTAGTGAGGAATAATGAAACTAAAACTATGTAAGATATGTAAAGCGCAATACACACCTGTAAAAGCATTGCAGGTTGTGTGTTCGCCAATCTGCTCCATAGAATACTCAAAGATACACCTTTCAAAAGTAAAGATGACAGAGGCAAACCAAAAGCGTAAAGAAAACAAAGCTAAATTAAAGGATTTAGAGAACTTAAGTTATTGGAAAAAGATATTACAGGCTCAGGTCAACTTGATTGTGAGGTTAATAGATAAGGATTGCCCATGTATATCAAGTGGACGAGCGTATCGTACGGATGACCAAGCAGGACATTTTTATTCTGTAGGTTCAACTCCGGCACTTAGGTTCAATCTACTTAACTTATGGAGTCAATCAATAAGAGATAATATGCACAACTCAGGAAACCTACTAAACTATCGTGAGCAGTTGGTTAAATTCGACATTATAGACTTAATTGAGGAACAACGATTGAAATATCCAACATTAAAACTAAGTATTGAGGAAATAAAAGAGGCAATTATTAAGACGAAAGTTGTAAAAAAATTATTGATTGAGCAAAATAATGACGTTTTTAACCCTCGTTCAATTGTAAAAAGGGTAGAATTGAGGGTAGAATTTAACAATTTTATAAATATTTATAAATGAAGATGCTTGTATTTATTAGGGTTGTACACTATTTTAAAAATAATTTAAAAAATATCTTGTTTATATGAATACTAAACCTATCTTTGTACTAATTATTTAAAACAATATGACAAAAGTAATAGAACTTAAAGACCTACATTGTGCATTAGGTCACATGACCTACAAGGTATCAGGATATGTTTCAGCCTACAAAGAGAATAACAAAGTAAAAGTTGAGGCGATTAGCCTTGATGTAGTTATCTTAGACAATGTAGGTATACCCGACCAAATGTATAAGTTAAACGATGTGCAAAAGGCAAACTTTGAAAAGAGAATAACTGACTATCCACAATTCCACAAATTTATAGAAACACAATTATGACACAATTAGACAGACAAATAGAAATCAATCAGCAAAGACTATTAAGGTTGTATGCAAAGAAACATATTCAAGGAGAGTTCAATACCTTAGTAGACAATGAAAAGATTATCCAAGTAATCAATAGTGTAGTAGGAGTTGACATCACTAAACGATGTAGGTTTAAATGGTTTGTTATTGGGCGTACATTTTTCTACAAGATAATGAGAGAAAGAACTGACAGAAGTTTAAAAAATATCTCAGCCTTACTAATCAATCAAGACCACGCCACTTTGATACATCATTTGAATGACTTTGAGAATAGATACTCTTACGAGAAAGACTTTAGAAAGGCTTATGATGAAGTTGAAAAAAGAATAAAAACATTAAACCAAGTAGCAACATCATGAGTGAATCAAAAATATTCGGACAACTAATAACTCCTAAAGAAGTGGTTAAGTTAAATACTACAATAGCGAAAGAGTGCAAGTCATTTGAGTTATGGGTTAGATACATGCAGATAAAACACAGGGTAAGAATACAACTGAGTAATCAATGTTAATAAAATACTATAAAATATTAATTAAATAAAGTAAATTTGCAATGTGATGAAAAAACCAAACAACAAAAAGAACTGCGGTCGTAAGCCCATGAATTGGATAGATAAAAAAGGTCAGATACTAATTACTATCCCTAACTCAGTAATTAATGAATTAGCACCTGAGAGTGTGTCACAGGATAAGAAGTATTTATTTGTAGGCAAACTATTAAGCGACAATATTCAATCGATTAAAAGCCAATTAAAATAGTTGCTTACCGATGATAACATATTGACAATATATAATTCGCCTGACCTGATAAAAGTATGCAAGAAGTTATATGGTCAAGATTGGGAAGAGTTAAGGTCAATAGTTATCGAAAGAATTATACACAAAACAGAATTAGAAAACACAAATATGATTGCTTACTCTATACAATGTGCTTATAATAGTTTTAAGAACAATATCAAGAAAGATAGTTTAATGGTAAGTGGTTTAAGTTTAGTTGGTATTGAAAATTCAAATAGTGATATTGAAGAAAAGAAACTATTTGAAATAAAGTTAGATAAGCTAATAGAGAAAGTTAATCAAGATAAGAATAATGCAAAGCGTATGTATGGTGCTAATATTTACGACATACTAATAACCCACAAAGGAAATATTTTAAAGGCTCAGAAACAAATTAAACTACCTTATTTTGAAGTTCGCAAGGCGGTAAGGGAATATGAACAATATTTAAAAGATTATTTTAAGAACAAGATATGAAAACAATCGACTTCACACCAATAGAATTAGTAGATGTAGAAGTTACATCAATAGTTTACGATAAAGGTCAGCACCATTACTTTAAAAAAGAGTACGACAATAGCCATATAAAAGGCGTAGAGCAACAATCTTACTTATTTGAGTATAACCCTATGATTGAACTATCAAAGTCCTTTACAGATGATAAATACTACGGAGTGTTTAGTTGGAAGTTCAACTACAAAACAGCGCATACAAAGAACACTTTATTTAATGAATTAGTAAAGCGACACTTTAAAAGATACGACATCATAAATATTTGTCAGCCACTTCCCGAACCATACTTAGAGTTTACCGAAAATTACCATAAAGGTTTTATGAAGTTATTTAAAGTAATTTGCAAGGAGTTAAATTTAGAAGTTAAAGAACCTAAGCACACTATTTATGGAAACTTTTTTATTGCAAAGGGTAAAGTTTATAAAGAGTATGTTGAAGTGTTAAAGACTGCCATACAATTAATGGATAGTAAGTACACAGAGTTAGCTTTTAAAGATGCTAAATATCAAAGTGGATTAAGTCCTGAGCAACTTAAAGAAAGAACGGGATTGGATTACTATACCTTTCATACCTTTATACTTGAAAGGTTATTAAGTGTTTGGATTGACAATAAAAGAATAGCAACATTAGACTTATGATTACAATCGTAGCAATTACATTCAACGAAGAGTTTATCCTGCCTCACTTTATCAAGTGGTATAGAGATAGGTTTCCTAACTGCAGAATAGTAGTGTATGACAATGAGTCAACCGATGGCACAAAGAACATTTGCCTATCAACACCTAACCTAACTTACATACCTTACTACACAGGCAATAAGTTAAGTGACTCTACCTACTTAAAGATTAAGAACAACGCTTGGAAACACGCAGAAACAGATTGGGTTATTGTATGTGATGCTGATGAGTTCTTAGATATTACTCCTGAGGACTTAAATACTAATCAAACACTATTCGAAAGTAAGGGTTATAATATGTGCAATGTTGATAATATAGAAGATGTATGTAATATTAGACATGGAGTTGAGGCGGTGCAATACGATAAAATAGTTTGCTTTAATAAAAAGTACATTAAAGAAATAAACTATGGTGCAGGTTGCCATAACGCTGAACCGATAGGAGATGTAATTTTTTCAAGTGTAAGACCTAAATTATTACACATGAAATTCATTAATGTTGACTTATTAGTTAACAAGTATAAATCTTATGCTAGTAGGTTAAGCGAAGAGAATAAACAAATGAGATGGGGTTACCATTACGAACAAGAAGAGTGGAGAATTAGAGAGGAATTTAAAAACACTTTACAATTAGCAAAAATAATAAGATGAAACAGACCGCAACAGAATTTCTATTTGAAAAACTTTGGAATGAGCCAAAGGATAAATTAACTTGGAATGCAATATTTAAAGTAGCTAAACAAATGGAACAATATCAAATAGAAGAGGCTTATGAAGATGGTCAAAGCGAATTAGGATTAAAAGACAAAGAACAATATTACATAGAAACTTATGAATAAAAGATTTAAAAAGATAGACCATTATTATCAATCACTCGAGGGTTGGTTTAATATGGAAGAACAATACTTAGAACTACTTAACGCAACCCCTGAGGGTGGAACATTCGTAGAGTTAGGTTGTTACAAGGGTAAGTCAACATCATTTATAGGAGTTGAAATACATAAACAAAAAAGAGATATAAACTTTTTTGCAATAGATAGTTTTCAAGGTGCAACTAATAGTACAGATGAAAACGAGGTTAAAGCATACGATGGTATATCAGAAATAGAAGAGGCATATACTAAGAATGTATTACCAATAGGCAATAAGATTAAAACGATTGTTTCCTTATCACATGAGGCATCACAATACTTTGATGATAAGTCAGTAGATGTTATCTTTATAGATGCAGGACATAGCAGAGAGGCAGTTATGAAAGACATTGAGGCATGGTTACCTAAAATGAAACCTAATGGTATAATGGCAGGGCATGACTACACCGCTTGGGAGGGAGTTAATCAAGCAGTAACAGAAGTATTTGGCGCACCTCACAAAGTAGAAAACGATTGTTGGTTTATTTATATTAATAGATTATGAACGAAATAAGTAAAACAGGATATTGGGATGGCGAAACTGCCCACCACCACCATGTTCACTCAGAGAAATTAAGTGAGTGGATTTGTGAGTTTATTGAAGAAAATATAAAAGAAGATTTAATTTATGTAACTGATTTTGGTTGCGGACTTGGGCAATACTTAAGAGACATAATTAATACATTTAAAAATGATTGTGTTTGTGTTGGAGTTGAGGGTAATATACCAAAAGAATCAGTATATAGTTATACATTAGAAAGAGATTTAACTACTGACTTAACTAAGGAATATGAATTTTGTTGTGATTTATCTATTAGTTTAGAAGTGGGGGAACATATTCCAAAAGAACACATGAATACTTATTTAGACAACATTACACATCATGCTGAAAAGTATTTAATTACATCATGGGCAGTAAGAGGTCAAGATGGGTTCGGTCATGTTAATTGCTTAGACAATCATGAGATAATACCTGAGTTTGAAAAGAGGGGTTTTAAATTAATGGAAAAGGAAACAGAAGATGCAAGGTCATTAATAGAAGATAAATGTTGGTGGTTTAAAAATACTTTGTTTATTTTAAAAAGAATTTAATATATTTGTACTAAAATGTCAATTAGTGTAATAGGTAACACCCAACAAGATTGTAATAAGAGTTCGAGTCTTTTATTGATATTTAATATTTAACATTATGAAAAAACAAGAATTAGTAATTAGAGCATTAACTGAGTTTCCAAAGATGAGTAAGAGTGCAATAACACGATACTTAATTGAAACTTACCCTGCTATGTTTGATGACTTTGAAAACACAAGGTCACTAATTAGAAAATACACAGGGGCGCAAGGTAAGAGTAATTTAAAATATAAAAGGGTAGAGCATCAACCCGACGCAATCACTCAATACAACTTACCTAAGTCTAAAGGCGAAAAAAGAAAGTTTATAGACTTACCCAAAGAGTGTAGCAATATTTTAGTAATTAGTGACATTCACTTTCCTAATCACGATGTTAAGGCATTAGGTAAGGCACTTGAATACGGCAAAGCTAATAATATAAATTGCATAGTTATCAATGGCGACTTGTTAGATAACGAACCTTTCACAAATCACGATGCACCACCACCTAATACAAGTGATGTAAGAGATTGGTTTCAGATGACTGAGGACTTCTTAGATATGTTGATAAGTGAGTTTAAGTGTCCAATATATTATATAGAGGGTAATCACGATGCGTGGTACATGAGGTATCTAATGAAAAAAGCACCTGTTTTATTTAACGACCAATACTATACACTTAGTGCAAGGTTAAAGCTAAGGGAGAAAGGTATAGTTTGGATACCACAAACAAGTGTATTAATGATAGGTAAGTTACCCGTTACACATGGACACATGATTGTTAAAGGGTTCTTTAGCCCCGTTAATCCTGCTAAGGGAGTTTATAATAAGATTAAAGGTTCAATGTTAATCGGTCATTGTCATACAACCTCAGAACACTCAGAGAGTAATTTGCAAGGCGACTTGAATACGACATACTCAATCGGTTGTTTATGTACCTTAGCACCTGACTATGACCCGTTCAACTGCAAACATAATTTAGGATTTGCGAGAGTGATAGTTCAAGAGAATGGAAATTATAGAGTAGAGAATAAAAGAATAGACCAAAACACTTATGAAGTATATTAAAAAAACATTAGGATATTCTTTAGGTTATACTTGTTGTATAGCTTATTTATTTATGGTAGGATTAATGATTAAATATATTTTTGAATAATGAAGATAATATTAGGGCAATCGCAAGGCGTAAACTATCACAGACTATTTAATCCGTTTCAATATTTTAAGGCAGACTTTGTTGCTCAAGTTACCGAACCCGAGGATATAATAGTTTATAATGTTAGGGGCGTACATCAATCGTTACAATCAATTAAAGAACTTCAAATCAAAGGTAGTAAGGTTTGGGTTGATATAGACGATTGGGTTGAACGCCCTATGTGGCATCTTAACAGACAACCTAATGAGTTAGAGATAACATCAAACATAATTGCACACCTAAGAAATGCAGACATCGTTACAACTGCAAGTAAAAGATTAAGAGATGAATTATATAGACAGTTTAATATTCAATCTATATTAGTTCACAATGCAATAACCACAGGAGGCACTCAAGTTGAACATGAATTATCATTTGGTTGGATAGGAACTTTGTCACATCACTTAGACCATAGACTATTGGCTATTCCTTTATTTCATAAATATAAAGCGAGTAGAGTATTAGGTGGGGCATCGGGTTATGTACCTGAGTATTGGGAACACCTGCAAAGAATATGGTCAGGAAATTGGCAACATCAAGTAAAAGTATTAGAGGCGGTTGAGGTTGATGACTACATGGATATGTATGGACTGATTGACTTTGCATTGCTACCTAGTTATGATGACCTATATACATCGTGCAAATCTAATTTAAAGTTACTTGAGAGTGCAGCCTCAGCAATCCCGATTATAACCAATGGAGGAACTTACTCAGACGTTAAGGCTTATCAAGGCATCAGAGTTAATGGTGCGAAAGAATGGCGTAAGGCTATTGAGTTACTAATAAGAAGTGAACATCAAAGAAATGAATACGCATTAGGATTGCAAGATTATGCTAAGGATTACACAATGCAAAAGAGTTATGAATTAAGATGTCAGATAATTAATACTTTGTTAAATAAAAATTAAATAGTATATTTGCAACTATGAATAACAATATAAACTTTAAAGAATTAAGATTAGACAACTACATTTGTATTAACAATAATTTACATCCATGTAGAGTAAAAGAAATTACTATCACAAGTGTTGTAGTGGAGTCTATAATAGAGAATTATAACGAACCAACTATAAACTCAATGAACCCAATACCACTAACAGAGGAATGGTTATTAAAGTTTGGGTTTGAGAATAGCGCAATAGGGTATGAATATGCAATTGAATTAGATAAAACATTGCAATTAATAGATGTCAACAATGAATACTACCCTCAACTAATTCAAGCACCTGAATTTAGTTCAATGGAATCTCAAATTATTGGCTTAAATTTAATAAAATATTTGCACCAACTTCAAAACCTTTACTTTGCATTAACTAACGAAGAACTAACTATGAAGTAATGTAACGAAAGATAAGCCAAAAGAGAAACCAAAACAGGTAAGTGATAATACACCCCAACAAAATATAAAAACAACAAAATGAAACCAATACTACACATTAAATTACCCGAAACCGCAAGTCGAGAAGAATTCTTAGAAATAGCTAAGGATGTAGAAAAAACAACAAAAAATGAATATTACATCTTAATATCAAACAATGTTGAAATGCAAATATTAAACGGGGAGAAACTAACTGAATTGACATTTGAAGAATTTAAAAAACAATACATAAAATAATGAGCGAAAAAATTTATTGCGGAAACGCTAAAACAATCGAGACTAAGTTTGGCAAGATGCTGAAAATTAGTTTTTCAAAAACAGACCTACAAGCATTGAACAAAGCTATGGAGGGAAAAGAGTGGGTAAACTGCAACCTAAAAAAAAAACAGACAATAGTAGAGGGTAAGCCTACTCACTATCTTGAAATAGATACTTATGTTAAACCAACGGACTCAAGAAGTCAAGTAAATGATAGCGAAAACTTGACAAATGATAATGACCTGCCATTCTGATTAACCGAACAACTTAAAAAATACGGATGGAAACAAAAGAAATAAAAGTAGGGGATTATATCAGAGGTTTTAAACATAATTGTAGTGAAAGTTTAATTGACCGAATGAATAATTTAATAGGCGAAGTTGGAAAAGTTATTGATGTCAAAGACAATGTTATATTTGTTGAATTTAAAAATCAAACAGGATGGTGGTATCCAAAACACCAAGCCATTGAACATTTAGCAGGGAGTGACACAACATACACTCTAAGCGACCTTAAAGCAGATTATACCAATGAGTATAAAAAAGACAACATAAACCCCGAACACTATAAGAGTAAGTCTAAGGAAACAATAGAACGCCTACAAGACAATCTAACTCAAGGAGAGTTCAAAGGTTACTTAAAAGGAAACATATTAAAGTACTTAGACCGCTACGAGCATAAAAATGGGGTGGAAGATTTGTCCAAAATGCAATGGTACTTGAATAAATTAATTGAATTAGAAAGTTAATAGTATGCACCCAACAAGAATATTTAAAACACCCGAAGAGTTAGAACAAGCATTTGAGCAATACAAAGAAAGCCTAAAAGAAGAGGCTAAACAATGGCTTAAAGTTCAATATGTAGGTAAAGACGGAGAGAGAGTAGCAGACCCTCAGAAAGTGCCTTATACATTAGAGGGATTTAAAAGGTTTTGTAGAAAGAATTACGGAGATGTTGAACAATACTTTTGGAATAAAGATAATTATTATAATGACT